CAAGCTCAAAGCGCTAGCGCAGTGTTTGAAGATGTGATCATCCCTGACTTCAAGAGAGCTACACGTGATGCACTGTTAGCTCTATCAACTGAAGTCCCTCTCTCTATCGTTAAGAGCACACTAAACCAACGGCTAGAGAGTTCAGAAGGTAGACAGCTTACAGAGGTTAAGACACGTATCAGTCAATATGGGCGAACTGTCACAGCTAGAATAGCTGATGAGGTTGGGCTTACTAACTATCTCTATACTGGTCCCAGAGATGGACTAACTCGACCATTCTGCAAAGCGCTGATAAATAAGGTGGTCGATGATAAGCAGATGAGTAAGCTGAGGAACGGTCAAGGCCTAGCTGTAAAGACTAGCTGTGGTGGTTATAATTGCAGACACTCCTGGTCACCGGTCACAGAGTCTTTTGTTGAGGCTGCTAATCTTGACTTAGCGACAAACACAGACATCAGCAACGCTAATAAAGGTGGTAAGAAATGAAGAAGGCAATCAAAGGACAAGACTGTCATTTTGTCTGGGATCCACCACGACCATACACAAACAATCCCACGCTTACAGTTAAGTTTGCCGGCGGTGACTTCAATGGCATCTTTGCACAGAGCAGAGCTGATGTGACCATCACAGCAGTAGCCAATGATCGACGCACACTCACAACTAGTGGAGCCATAGGCTCAGCGCTCGAGCGTGATGAGGTCAGAGCATACCTGAAGACATCAGCTGATACATACTATGCTGTGAAGGTGGTTAGGCTCGTAACAGGGACTGCTCTACTAGCCGAACCTCTACCGAGAGAGATCGACCTTAGCACATCAGCCGTCTTAAACTTTGCTATGAGCTATGTTGATATTGGATCAGCTAACACAGGTACATCAGGAGTCTATCCATACACTATAGCTTATGATGATATCGTAGGCGCTAAAAGAGTTGAAACAGGACTGTTAAAAGTTACTGCTCGACCTTTCGATACTGGCCTTGACCATGATGAGCTGGTGGGCTCGATGGCTAATCTTGCTGATATGGTCCCACGTCGTCAGAGTGATTTTGCTCCTCAGATCAGAGCTTCACTAGATGAGATGATACTAGCTATCAGAGATCATGTAGTGCCTGACAACATCACAGAGGATGAGGTCTTCAATCAGCAGTCATTCAAGAGAGCTCATGTCTACTGTGCAGCTGCTCACATCTATGAGATGAATATGCAGTTCGACGCTTCAGACAATATGAGAGCTCGATATCATGAGATGTTAGACCTCGCTCTAAGATCTGTCACTCTCGATCTTGATGGGGATGGCGTTGTAGATGCAGGTGAGGAGAATCTTAGAAGAGAGGGTGGGAGCTCCACAGATTTTAGGGCGTCATACTCTACATACACAAAGAGTGAGAATGATTCATTCTTCAAAATAGCTAGAGGGATGAGGCATTAAGTATGGCTACTTTAGTTAACCTCAATCTACCAAGGTCTTTATGGACTAAACGCGATTCTATGCGCTTGGCTATGAATACACTGGCAACTATTAAGATGAGGACAGCTAAAGGCCTAGATGCTCACAACATGCCTTTTAAGCCTTACTCCACGAGGCCACTCTATGTCGCTAATCGTGGCGCTAGACTGAAACCTAAAGGTGGTGTGAAGACTAAAGGTGGTGTGTTCTATAGCGGTGGATATAAACAGTATAAGCATGAATCAAGAAGACGCGGTTCATCAGATGATAGCGCAGAGGTTGATTTAGTCCTGAGCGGCAACATGATGAACAGTCTAGTTGTTCATAAAGCGACACCAACATATTTTATAGTGGGCTTAAATGCTCATGGTATGTATGGCTATGCCGTTAATGAGACTCGCGAGTTTTTAGGGCTATCTCTAACTGATGTCGATATACTTGTGAGATCAATAGAAATTGAGATTAGAAAGAAGTTGATGTCATGAGCCAAGGGATAAACTCAGCGCTGACGTTTCTTGAAGATCAGATCATGAGAATTTTACCAAAGACAGATGTGCATCATGGTTTTGTTTGTCACAATCGAGCAAACGGCGCTGTGAGCCCACTTGATCAGCGCTTTAATAGTACCAGATACTTCCAACTATCTCTTGAGGCCTTTCCAGAGGATGACGGCGCTGCAGGTTTATCAGGTCGTAGACGTGTGCAAGTATCATGTGACGTGCGTTATGATGTGCCTCAGTCTGATACTCTCTATCTTCAGCGCCTAGCTGCTGAGGATGCTGAGTACATTCTGCTAAAACTAAAGGGACCCAACTATTCTCTAGCTACAACGGGTATACTCTCAGTGATACCAGACCCACCCATCTATGGTCCCATTGATACTGATGAGCAAAGCTTCATGTTGTCAGTACCGTTCACACTTCTTTATCTGGAGTCATAAATGACAGTAACACACAGAACATTATCAGTGGCAGTAGAGAGCTCTTTTGGCTCACTCTCGTCATCAACCGGCCTACCTGACAACAGTGGTTTAACTTATGTTTCAATCCCCTGTGAGCGTGATCCAATTGTAATCTTTGGTGAGCCTGTGGTGAGTGAGCGCAATGATGCTCGAGATGGTAACTTCATGTTACCTCCTGAGCCTGACACTGTCTTCAGCGCAGGCTCAAGAGTTCGACGTCGAACCGGTCAAGTTGTGTGCCGAGTGGATCTCACTACTATTGGCACAGCTTCAGCGAACTACTCAGCCAATTATCTAGGATATCTTTTAGGCGCCGGGTTTAAGACTCGTGTCCCTAGCGTGTTGAGTGATACAGCCGCTGTTGTAGATGTTAATAGCTATACACCGGCATCAGGACCCAACAATGATGATGTAGGTACAATCATTGGCGCTGACTTAAATGGTCGAGCCGAGTATAGCGCCATCACTGATGATACTAATAGTGGTGATGTGAATCTCTCACCTGCATTTAGTGCAGCGTTCACAGGATCAAAGACTGTTCGTCATCTACAAACTTGGTATGTACCTGGGCAAAACGCAACAGGCACTAGAGAGAACTCTCTCAGCTTTCGTGTCGATGGCGTTGGCTTCAGAACATTCTGCTATGGCTGTGTGCTCGAGTCTCTAAGCATCACACTAGACAATGGTCGATTAATGGGTGAGTTCACTTATCAATCTGCTCTTATTCAAGATGATCATGGTAGCGCTGTAGGACCAATTGAGCCCACATATAACAGTGGATCACCTCCGTTTTTTAGAGGTGCATATGCTGTGTTATCGAGCACAGCTCCAACGTCTCTATCTGCTGTAACAACAGGTGATATGCTTGCGAGAACTGAGGTAGATTGTGAAGACTTCAGCTTAACAGTAACCAACACGCTTACACCTATGGGGCATTCTAATAGTATTCTAGCTATGAGTGATATGGAGATCAGTGATGTAGTTGTAGAGCTCACCATGACTCTCTCTACTCCATTGACTCTTATCAATGACGATTTTTTCAATCGTACTTTGCGTCAAGTCGTTATTGGCACAGGTCCCATCGGTGATGGTCTAGGCTGTGCAATCATGTTACCCGCCGCTCAGCTTGCTGTTGATCCTAGCGCTTATGATGTTTCAGGTAATGACATTGTGAGACAGCAGCTCACCTATAATCAATCACGCTTCAGCGGTGACGTGAGTGGAAGCAACGCCACTAACTCACCATTCAGACTAGGAATGGGCATCTAAATGGGCTTATCTTTTCTCACGTCATCATCTCAGACTCTTGAGGTAGTTGTCACTTGTGATCCATCAATAGAGTGTACTGATGATGAGCGCTCTAAATACCTAGACACAGGTGACATGCTTCACTTGAAAATAGGTGATGGCGCTACGACGTTTACGCTTAAAGCGTTGTCACCAGCTGAGCGTGAACAGGCTGAGATCAGAGCCGGTGCTATGACTCGATCAGAGCTAGGGCGTCTACTCTGGTCTGAAGCTCCAGATGATCTACGTGAGAAGGCTGTGTGGCACCATGGGCTTAGTGATGATGAGCGTGAGGCCATGAGTCAGTACCAACAGTATTTGACCAATGTCTATAATGAGATGATTGGAGCTTCACTCGTTAGTATTGATGATGTAGATGCAACGCTTGAACAGCTCCAGATGATCAGGCCTGAGAGCCATCGAGTGCAGACGATCAGTGAGCTGGTACTTCATATACAGAGAATAAGCTTACTGGGTGATCAGGGAAAATGATGTGCGCGTCTTCTGTTTGGCTAAGCTATAACAGAGGACGCTCGTGGTCATGTGATCAATGCAAGTCAAGCCAAGGACTACGTAACAAGCGTGGTAACTGTGGCGGTGCATTTAAAGAGAATCTACCTATGGTGCAACGTGATGATCATGGGCTCTATGTGCCTGGTTATCGAGTCGCTCCTGATAGTGGCGCTGAGTACAGCGACCTTAAAATCAGGTCTTGTCCTGTCGCTGGTTCTAATAGACTAGCAAGCATCATCTCTGCTTATCATCGTCATAGATCAGGTCTATACCCCATCTCAGTATCACACCCATCACCATCATGTGCATTGGTTGAAGCTGTAGACACTCTACACTATCATACAGAGTCAGCTCAGAGCCGAGCACAGCAGAGATTAATAGAGGAGAGTAAGCATGGGTAGAACAGTAGATATTGAGGTAAGACTTGATGGGGCTGAAGAAGCTAAAAAAGGCCTCAAGGGTATTGGTGAGACAGCTTCATCAATGGCTGATAGATTCGATAAGTCGAACACCCACATGGGTGAGGGCCTAGGCTCTTTAGTTGGAAATATAGAGGAGGCCGGTGGAGCTTTTAAAGATCTCACTGATACCCTTGATTCAATGAGCAAAGGAGGCAAAGCATCTATTGTGTCTTTGATCCCGGCTATTGGTGGCCTAGTCGCGGTGGGCTTTGCTTTATATGAGACATTTATAAATATCTCAGGAGCTGCACATGAAGCGGATCAAGCAGAGGATGCACTTGCCACAACCTCTGCTGACTTGCAATCTAAGCTTGAGATGTTAGCTGAAAAAGGAGTTAAACCGACTAATAAGGAGCTGAGGAAGTTTACTCGGTTAACGCTATCTGCTCAGCTGTCTAAAGAAAAGCTAGAGAAGAAATCTAAGGCTGTGGCTAGGTCTATGGCTAAAGAGGAGGAGATACAGACAGAGAAGTCAGAGAAGTACTCAAGGCGAAGGAAGGAGGGATGGACAAAGGCATTTGATAGCCTTCTGACAGGCATTGGATATTACAAGACGCAGCTTGAGTTACTTGATGATTTAGATGCGCAAAGAGTAAAATCAGACAAACTTATAAGGCTTCAGACTATTGCTCAAGCAGATACTCAAGAGAAGCTATACAGAGCAGAGACTGAGTTTCTAAATTTAGAGTCAAGAGCACCGGTAGAAATTGCCCGACGCTTAACAGAAAACATAGTGATTCTTAAGAGCTTAGAACTTAGGGAGGCTGAAGTAGCTCAAGTTTCAGAGCTTGAGCGTGAAAAGTATAAATTAGAGCTTGAGGGCCAGCACAATAGACTTCAGAGCAGATTTAAAGAATCTGAGAAATTAGCCATCGTAGGTAAACGAGATAAAACACAGCTTGTAGAGTTATATAAAGAAGTTCAGCAGTCAATTGAAGCGATCAATGCAGAGACTTTAGACTCTGATATCATTGATAAAAGATTCTCAGACCTAGAGTCAAAAGCTAAAGCAGATCGAGAGAAGGCGGAGAAGGATAGAGCTGCTAGAGCTAAAGCGAGAAGAAGTGCAAGACTTGCTGCTGAGAAGGCTGCAGAGGCTAAACGTCTAATGCTCGAGCGTCAGACTCAAAATGAACTCTTTGCAATTCGGTCCCTAGAGATTGAAAAAATGAGGCGACTTGGATTTACAAAGCTTGAAGTATTAGACGCACAGCATGAGCTTGAACGTGATAGAGCTAGAGAGAATCAGAATCAACTTTTGATGGCTGATATGCGCTTTGAGATGGCAAAGACTGAGCTTGTAAAGAGCCAAGAAGCTGAGAGAGAGAAGGCCAGGCTTGATGCATTTGAAAAGAGTCAGGCTACACTCACTCAATTAAGAGACAGTGTACAAGACCAGATTAATCAGGCTGGTGAGTTCGCGTCTGCTTTTGGTGGTGCTTTCGCTGAGGCTAGCTTTGGTGCTTTAGCTATGGGTGAATCATTCAAAGAGTCAATAGCTCAGATCATCTTTGGGCTGGGTAAGGAGGCTGCAGTAAGATCTCTGATGGAGACTGCTAAGGGCTTTGCATCTCTTGTATTGAATCCAGCTGCAGCACTTAACCACTTTACAGCTGCCAGTATATTTGGAGGACTAGCAGCAACAGCCGGCGGTGCTGGTATGGCCTTAAGTAGTGGTGGTGGTGGTGGTGGTGGAGGTAGTGCATCACCAAGTGGAGCTCCACAGATAGCACCAACGCCAGAGAGAGAGAGCGCTCAGGAGACAAGCACAGTCTTCAATATCAACTTTGGTGGCGCTGTAATCTATGACACTCGTCAGGCTGCAGAGAGAGCTATGGTTGATAGACTTGTAGGCGTAATGAATCAGCGTAACAGAGGCGCTCGACGCCTTAACCTAGGGAGATCATAATGCCACTTAACAACCCAGCTCCACAGTTTGGACTTCTCACAGCGTATGACTTACGTGACCTGAGCGCGACACAGCTATTCACTAGAGGTGGTGGCTCAGCTGTATCACTGCCCACATTCACCACTGGTCAGGGTGTCTATGAGGATATTGTCTTCTTCTTAAATGGTCGATCATTAGACGCTGACATGACCGGCACAGGCAGACTCACCACTGTTAAGCTATTCGGAGCATCATGGGCTTTATCGCTCAATAGCTCTGATAAGTTTGTGTTTAGTTCAGACACTAATTTTACAGTGACCTCAACCGGCTCATCTGATCC